ATCGGGCCTATGAGGTATAAAGCCCGGGTCATGAATGCGAGTGGTCGAGACGACACCGCTTTGGCCAATGGGATCCTCAATGGATTCGCGACTTACCTTTCAGTCACAGCGGCGTTTTTAAGGAAGGATCTCCTTGATGTCACGCTTGAGGACGTTAGGTCTGCTCGTACTATGATTTCCCTTTCCGTGTGTGGAGATGATTCTTTGGGTGCACTTCCTCCAATGAGCTCTGAGGACCTTGCAGCGTTGACGGCCGCCGTGCGTGTCAACATCAGCATGTTTGGTTTTGAGGCGAAGCTGGAGAGCAGTCAGAGGATCCATGACGCGGTATACCTGGGCATGAGGCCTTACCCGACAGAGTCGGGCTGGTTTTGGGGGAAGACCATAGGAAGGTCGACTTATAAGATGGGGTGGATGACCCTTTCTGGTGGAGTTCTTAGCAAAGACCCAATGGCGCACGTCACTGGTGTGGCCGACATGCACGTACTTTGTTCATCACATGTACCTATTTTGTCGGACCTGGCATCTAAGATTGTAGCGCTTCGGGAAAAAGCTAAAAGAACCCCGGTCGTTCTGGATCCAAATCGCCCATGGGAGTGGACGTTCAAGGCTGGCGTTCCGTACGATGAGGTGACATTAAAGCATGTTGCTGAGGTGTATTCCACACACACTCTTGTTACCACCGACGACGTCAAGGATTTGATCCGGGTTATCTCGGATGTGAAGAGCCTCCCCTGCGTGATAGACCATTGGGTCTGGAGACGCATGGTGGAGGCTGACGACCTGTGATTGGTCGTGAGCAGGGGCTCCCTGGGGCCCCGGAGAGGCGGCACGAGTTTTAAACTTAGGCCAGTGGAAAAGCTTCAAGTCTACAAACTGTCTCCTGCTAGAGATGCAGAAAGTCCGTTCGAAAGCATCCGGGTTGTCAGAGATGGCACTTACAATGGCCATCCCTCAGGATCATCGGCCCCAGCGCCTGCCAACGTTCCCCAACTTGGAACGGACGGCTACGCTCGCCTTTACCCGAACCAGGACGCTCCCCGTTACCGGTACTACCGTAGCAGCACTTTTTCGATCACCCGTATACCCCCTGTGGGCTACTTTTCTGCCAGGAGCAATCACTACGCAGGTGGGTTCTCTGACCTACCCGTGGGTTTTTCCTCAGTCGCAGAACGGTTATCTCGCCCCCAATCAGTACATGGATCTGACGGATCCCAAGGATGTTGACCCAATTGTTAATACTTTTGGGAATAAGCCTGCTTGGGAGGACAAGTTGATCATTGCGAAGTGGGGCGAAAGATATGGCACTTACGTGCCTGCGGGATACAATCCAGTGATGTACGTGAACACCACTACGGGCCAGGTGCAGGGTAGCTTAGAATACACGTTTTTCCCATCCGGGTCAGATGTGTCCTTTGAGCCCATTGCACAGAGTGTGAAGGTTGAGGGAAGCGCGGCGCAGTTTGGCGCCTCCACGGGCGGATTTTACTTCTTGGAGGGTTTTCGGGTATCTGCGGTCTCCACTGCAGACTCGCTGTTGAACGGCATTAGTGTTGGTTTCGTTACCACTGCTGCCGTTCCGGCCTTGTTTCCTATGTTCTCTCCCACCGAGTTTTACACTGCTCCATTGATTTACAATGAGGTTCGCTGCACAGCCGCAGCGGCTTTGTTTAGCAATGTGTCGCCAGTCATGAGCAAGGAGGGGACTGTGGAGGCAGCTCGCCTGATCGCCAAGAAGGGTGGCCTCCTGTCTGTCACCGGTTCCGCTGTATCAACCACACACCCAAAAGATAGGTATTTCGGCCTCCTCGAGAACGGCCTGTACTCCTTCACTCTCCCAGATGCAGAGAGTGAGAACTTCTGCCACGGTGCATGGACCATTGATGCCACTGATTCTTCAAAGGTGCTAAACTTGCCGGTGTTCGATCTCGATAATATCGGGTACAAGAACACTATCATTTTCTCGGACTTGGAGAGTTCATCGAGCACCACCTTGGCCGTAACTTTGTCTTACCACATTGAGTTTCGGTCAAGTTCCATGCTCTTTCCGGTGGGGTTCAGTACTGTTCCCTTGGAGCAGTATCACGGAGTGCAAATGGCCCTCGCCCAATTAGGGCCTTTTCAGGAGAACCCGATTCATTGGTCGGCTATAGCAACCGCTGTCAGGGCAGCTGTTTCCAAGATTTACCCGATTGTTGCGCCACATGCGCGCACTATGGCGGTACAGGCTGGAAACATGCTTCTGAGCGCGGCCGCAAACAAGCTGAGCAAGACCTTTGGACAACAAAAGCAGATGGCTGCCCCTACTAAGAAGCTGAAAGCTCAGCGGGTTAAGGTGGCCAAATGGGTTGAGGTACCAAGAAAGAACAAGAAGAAGAAGGGTAGGAAATGAGACAGATTGGCTTGGCAGTGCACACTTCTGATGGAGTACTGATGAGCGCG